GCCTTTTCGTGGATCTCTCCCCAACAATCCATAGATAAATATCCGTTGTGTATCTAACGTAACCAAGAATTTTATCCTGGTACCCCATTAGTTCAGCAATTCTTGTTGATTGTATCAGAATAACTTTACCATGACTTAACTTTTCTTTTATCGTGCTGAACCATCGTGAAAAGAACTCTTCAAACTCAGGATGGAATTGATCTATAGCCAAATCGGGATAACCTATTTTATGATGTTCAAAACCGGAATCTACCCACAAATCATCAAGATCCACAACCGTTTTTGGATACCTTTTAACCGTAACCCCCTTTCCAGATCCCGCAAAAGCAACTATTGCATGTGATTCAACATTTGAAGGTAAGATGTCACTGTATTTGAAACTTTTTTATAATCTTCTATAGCTTCCCTTATGTGTAACTTTTCATTTTTGTAATAATCAAATTCGTCAATAAATTTTTCTATATGGCCATATTGATCCTTCAGTTTGGTTCCAAATGCATGTTTGTATACGAGATTCAATGCGTGATTCCATTTCGATTTCAAATCGACTTCAGATGTCACTGTATTTAACAATTCTGAGAATATACCCTGTTTCTTGTGTTTCTTTTGACCATCTGTCCCACAATTGTGTTGTATATCAAACGTGTCATCTATGTCTGTTGTAGCACTGACCTCTTGTGATGTTGGCGATAAGAGGTTTTGACCCTCATTGGATCCAACTCTAAACGTGAAAGATTTTATGGCTTTGTCTGAGTTGTAATTTTTAACATATTCAACAACATCCCCCACAGTAAATTCCATTATTCTCTCTTGTTTAAATGCGCATCTTTTCATTTCTCTCTTAGCTTCTTTTACTGCAGATTGTATTTCTTGCCAATGTTCACTAACAAATTTATCATCGAGCATACCCATTTTGTCATGAATCCATACATCTCTATCCGTTACAATTGACCAGTCAGGATTTGGTTCGTAAATACCTTCCATTATGTTTTTCATCAATTCACGATCTTTCATGTTGAATTGTAACTCGTCATTGATTTCGACACCGTGTATATCGGTCAATATGCCTTTAATGTGTTTTAAGGAAGTTGAGAATTTTTTGTATCTTCCCTTTATGGACATTTCGCTCATATCAAAAATGAAATCATCTGTGAATCCCAGCAGTCCCAAGATCAGAATACCCAATGTTCTAAGTCGCATGTCTGGCCAAAAACTAATTATCATAGACATCATTCTACATCCAACAACTTCTTTATAAGCTTCAGAACCGTGTCTATAATCTATAACTAATGATATTTTTTTAAGGATTGTTCTCATTGGTCTCATAGCTACAACTATTTTGTCACCGTTTGTCGTCGTTAATGGTACATAAAAATGGGAAAGATATCTACATTGGTATGGATTGTAATTTATTATGTTATCAGCGGGATCTAATTTAACACCCAAATCAAGTAACTTATGTAGTGTCGCATGTAATTTTTGTATATTTTCTTTTGGTCCCCAATATTGTCCGTCATCTCCCTCAACGAACCACGTTACAAAATTATCGCAATCCTTTGGTGCACAATCAAAAGTTATGCATATATGCCATATTGATAAAAAGCAACTACATTGGCAATTTCCACTTGATGTAAATACTCTACCGGATTTTCTCTGACCACACATCTTACATGTTACACCATCAGGACTTGATATCCATGTGAATATATCGGCTATTTTATACCTTCTAAAAGCCCTCTGGAATTCAGGTGCAATAAATTTTTTCATTAAAAGATATTCGATTGTCTGAAAGAATGTCGTCATTGTTGTGTCATAAGAAGCATAATCTTTACTCATTCCCCAAATTTCCGAATCAGGTCTTCTTCTTTTCCAATCGTTAATTGCAGCCCATTGCTTGGCACCACATTGGGAAGGCATCATTGCATTTGTT